ACTATATATAATTCTATTTTATTCTATTTAAAAGAAATAAACAATTAATATTTATATAATAAATCATATACAATGAAGCGCATACAAGGAATACATAACAAAACAAAGGATATCGAAATTACTAATCAGCCGTATAATAACAAGAATGTCCTGCTTCAAATAGACGATTTAACTGAAATTTTTAATAAAAATGGATTGTCGAATATTCAATTCAAAAACATCGATTTATATCGCGTTGCGTTTGTTCATAAATCATATTGCACGATGAAGAACATCGACTTTGACAAAAGTAATATTAATTGCCCCAGCGATTGCTTGCCGCTTCAAGATATGTCTTACGAACGCCTAGAATTTCTTGGTGATGCCTTAATTGGTATGATAGTCGCCAACTATTTATATAGCAGGTTTCCAGACCAGAATGAAGGCTTCTTGTCGAAAATTAGAACAAAAATAGTGAATGGACGGATGCTAGGATATCTATCAGACAAAATAGGTTTCCCTAAGTTCGCTATAATATCCAAGCAAGTAGAAGAGTCGGGTGGCAGAAATAATTTTAAAATTATGGAAGATATATTTGAAGCATTCATAGGTGCGCTATTTCTCGACTTTCAAACTGAGAGCGATAAGGTGATGCTTCCAAATAGCATTAATATATCCCCTTTCACTGGTGCAGGATATTTCATTGTCGAAAGTTTTATCATTTATATCATTGAGAATTATATTGACTTCTGTGAGTTAATAAGAATAAAGAATAATTACAAGGATATGCTCGTCTCCTATATGACGCATAACCTTCAAGATATACCTAAGTTTTACGAAGTAAAGATATTGATTAAAGATAATATCCGCATTTTCACTTATTGCATAAAGGATCGCAATAATGCCATCATCGCGACATCTACGGGGAATAATAAGAAGGAAGCCGAGAATAATGCTGCGAAAGAGGCGCTAATCTATTATAATATCGATATATGTGAGTATAATTCGAATATATAAAGATATTATATAAACAAAATATAGTATCTTTGTATTCGAGAAAGTATTTATGGATAAATTGAATATTACGCATCTTGTTTTATCTGGCGGAGGTATGCGAGGCGTTCTATTTGTAGGCGCTCTGAGATATTTATACTTAGAGAATATGCATAAGAATATTACGCATATTGCAGCAAATTCTATAGGGTCGTTTGTAGCCCTATTCATTACATTCAAGCTAACAATAGAAGAAGCAGAGAGGGTTATTTATACGTCTGCAGGCGATACTAATCTATGCAACATACCCACAAAGAATTATTATAAGATTGTTTCTAATTTAGGCTTATGCTCTATATCGCATTTTATGGAACATTTAAGAAAAGTATTGCGCATCAAATACCCAGATATGGAAGATATAACTTTTAAAGAGGCTTCTAAAAGGTTCGGAGTTAATCTATATTTTTCGACGACAAATATAAATAGGTGCGAAAATCGTATTTTTTCTATTGAGGATACGCCAGACGTATCGATATTCACTGCTTGTGAAGCATCAATGGCAGTCCCTTTAATATTTAACCCCGTTGCAATTGATGGTGAATATTATTATGATGGTGCGTTTTCTAATAATTTTCCTATTAAAATATTTTCACACGTTTCAAAAGAGAATATTATTGGGATGGTAATATATAAAGAAAGGGAAGGCTACGTTCCTACGAAAGACAAGATGAATATCTTTTTCATAATAAGACAAATATGCAAGATGTTTGATATATTGCGAATTAGTCAGGTGACCCTTAATGAAATAAATTCAGGGGATAAAGAATATTATTTTATGCCTGAAAATATAACAATACAGAATGCTATGAATGTTATAGTAAATAGAAAAGGGGTGCGTATTGAATTGACGGATGAACAAGTGAATGAGATGATATTATATGGCTTTACTTGTATGGCTGAATATATTGATAAAAGGAAAGAATTATTATATGAAAAAAATAAAATAAGATTGCAAGATAATACCGAGTTATGCAATTGAACGCCTATTAGTCGAACGTGAAAGCCGCATAACTCTTGTTGTTCCTTGTAGAACTTTTGGTGTATTACGCGGCGGCGTATTATTGGTTTTTGAATTTCTTTTAGTAGTTGCCGACGGAGCAGACGGAGCTGACGGACTATTAGAAGATACTTTGGGCGATGTTCTTGATTTTTCTTTGACGACTTCTAGTTGTTGCTTAGTATTAGAAGCAATTTTAGCATCCCTTGTAAGTAATTTTGGTGCTGGTAAAACATATCCAAGACTATTGCAAAATCTAGAAGTATCTTGCGTTCGCATATGCGGCTTTTGCGGTTGGTAATGAACTCCTTGAACGCCTTGAACATTAGCATACATCATATTGCGAGGATGTATAATAGCGGGACGATGCTGAACTTGAAAATTTATTTTGTTATTTCTAGGATTATATATTGGATTTTGATAATGCGGTATAGGTCGTCCTCTCATTTGCGGACGAGCACGCAAGCCATTCCTGCTAATAGTCCTCTGCAATGCAGCATATTTAAGTGCTGCTTCAAGATAACCTTCACTATCCATTCCAATATATGCGGTATTACTATAAATAAAATATAAAAAATATATAATTATATATAATTATTATAGTATTATAAGTATTATATAATGAGTAATAATGATCCATATATATTTCTCTTGGATTTAGACGGGACTATAATAGGCGATTGTAGTTATCAATGCGATATTTATAATATACAAGAAATTATTAGAAAAAACATAATATTAAAAAACGGCAATATCCAATTAGGTAATCTTGTTAAATATAAAACATTGTGCGATAAGATGCTAGATAATTGCTATAATTTGCAATCTAAACTGCTAAGACCCCACTTTACTACATTTATGACCGAGATGAAGAAGGTATTCCCAAATAGTTTTTTCTTTATTTACACGGCTTCTGATAAAACGTGGGCGTATAAAGAGATATTAATAATAGAAAAACAAAATAATATAAAGTTCAACCGACCTATATTTACGAGGGATAATTGCTTTAAAGATAATTATGGTAATATCAAGAAATCTGTAGTGAAAATATTACCTCAATTGTTGAAGGCTATTAAAATGCCTAAGACGCATTCTATCGTTAATAATATAATGATTATCGATAATAACCCTACATTTGTAGATTATACTGACCATCTGCTTCTATGTCCTACCTATGATTATTTGAAGTTTCATAATTTATGGGAGAGCATTCCTCAAGAATATACTAGCATATCTGAACTAAAGCATTTCGTATCTCGACTAATCTCAAATAAAAAGATGTATATCAAAAATAATCCTGCAAATACCATCATCTTGGAAAAATTACATAAATGGTTATATAGAAAATACAAAAAGATTAATAAATATAATAAAAAGTTTGAGAATGATACTTTCTGGCTAAACCTAACAACATTGATTAAACACCATAATATCACCTCGTTTAATAAGAGGGCTATTAGTATGTTGCATAAAAGCATCTAGCAATCGCGAGCATATAAATAATACATTTAACATAATATATATAAATGATATATATAAGTTTTGATATTGGTATTAAGAATTTAGCCTTGTGTATTTTAAAAAAAACCGCGACTAACATACATATATTAGACTGGCGTATAATATCATTAGCAGATAAAAAGAAGGATATTAAAGGGATTGATGATATATCTGAGAGAATATATATGGAACTCGATAATATAATTGGAGAGTTGAAAGAGAAGGGAATTGAAGAAATAGATTATGTATTGATTGAGAACCAGCCATCAAACCTTAATGGTATAATGAAAACCATCCAATATATAATATATTGCTATTTCAGCCTCCTAAAATATTGGGATAAAATTATAGATAACGTGGTGCTTGTTAATGCATCCCTGAAAACGAAAACACACGACTATAAACCCGATATACAAATTAAGATGGATGCGACATCAGCTGCTGCTTCTACTACGCAAAAAACCAAGAACTCTAAAGGGTTTCGTCAGGATAAATATAAGATGAACAAGCAAACCAGTATAGAGATATGTAAAAACTATATAAAGGACGACGTTGCTCTCTGTGAAATATTTGATAATAATAAGAAGAAGGACGATTTATGCGATG